TGATTCTTTCTCGATTTTCTCTTGAATATTCCAAAAATCAAGATACTTCTGACCAGTGATATGATTTTGCTTATAAGTGACATCTCCACCCTTTTGATGGAGAGTGATTTCTAACTTAGCCATTTCTTACCTTTCAAAGTTTTGCGTCCCCTACGGTCGATTGACCGACTACGGGGTTATTAGGGTGTAGTTTTCATACTTAAAGCGGCACGTACTTTATCCTGCGCAGCTGTATCAGTTCCTGCATATTTCTTGAAGAAATCTCCGTTATCTGCTGAACCAACTGAGTAGGAAAGAGTATCTGGTTTAATTTCTTCTGCTTTCCCTTGAGTTGTAGCAATTTCAACTCCATCATAAGAGAAAACTCCAGTTAGGAATCCAAGCAAGAAATTATTACCACGGATATCATAATCTTCGATCAAAATTGAGCAGTCAGGAGCTTGAGTGTCACTTCCTGCTGTAATGATTCCATCTGCATCAATGGTATATCCAAGAATTGCTGACTGTACTTTATCAGGTATATCAATGATGTCAAAATCAATCTTACCATCACCAACACCTTTCCCTGAGATGTGGTAAACACCATTTGAACCCCAAGTTTTTACCGGATCAACTGCAAGACCTGAAATTTTAGCACTTGAAGTTGCCCCTTTATCTTTTTTACCTTCCACAACAAATAAATTTGTGTCAAGTGTAACTGGCTTGCCATCCAAAATTCGAATGGTTAATTTTTTAAATCCAACTGTAGCTGTACCCATTTTTTTCTCCTTTATTAATAATCATCATATAATTGGCTATTGCCTTGATAAAATCTTGCATCCACATATCTCTTAGTGGTTGAGAAATAATCATCTAAACCACCTGACATTTGATAGAATCCCTTAGTTTTAAGAATTTGTTCAACTTTCCTTTGAAGTTTTTTTGGAACATCGCGCTGAATCGCTTCAATACTCACTTGGAAGATAAAATGTTTTGATAATGAATCATTACTCGCAAATCCCGCTGATTCAGGAGGACCAGAAGGAATAACAGTAATGCTCGTTTTATCTTTTGGAAGTTCATCATAGCGAACATAGCTCTTAAAACCTTGATTTTGCTTAATTTCTTGAATTTCTGAATCAGTTGCTAACTCTTCCATTAATTCGTTAAGCATATCTTTCATTCAATTAACTCCTTTAGATTTCTTTGAGCTGATTCTACAAACTTAATTCCTTGTACATTTGAAAATTTCTGTAAAGCACCAAAGCTTTTATATCGATAGCTTTTACCATTCCTAGTAAATCCATTATTTTCTAAATGAACTAATCTCCAATGTTTTCCACTGTTACCAATCTTAATTATTGGAAATCCCGAAGCTCTTGAAACATTCCCTCGAACAACCCCAGCCACCGTATCTCCACTATCAGCGAATCCTTGAAGAGTACTTTTCAAATCAACAACAGCCTCATCTGCTGCTTTTCCAAGAGCTTTACCTTCAATTGTTCTTACACGAGTTTCACTAAACTTTTCTCTTAGTTTTGCTTCAATTTCTTCAAACCCTTTGATTGTCATTGAACTACTCATTAAGATTTGTACCTCCTAGTATTATTTTTAGGAAAGTACGGTCATGAAAATCAGGCTGAATATCAACTATTCCCCAAACCTGACCTGAATATCTAGGGTCATCAATAATAACTTTGTCATCGTTTTTAGGTTGATAACTTGTTAAGGGATCACGAATTTTTATTGTTGCTCCATTTTTAACATTTTGATTCCCCAAGATTGTTAAATCTTTATTGCTAGGGGAGTAAAGATCTGCGTAGGTTTTAAAAAGAACAATAGGATCACCGCCTCTCCCGTCGAATGACGTATCAAGCCCTACTCCTTGAAATGTAACTTTAGTCCGCATCGTTCCGTTATTTGTATGATTAGATGATTTAAGTAGTTTTTGCGATCTAATCATTGCGTCTCTCCTACATCATCAGTAGGTTGATTAGCTAGAAAAACGTCACGGATATTTTGCTTATAATTCTCTTTGAATTCATCTAGCGCATCATTGTATGTATAACGCGAACGTTCGAAAATTAATTCCTTAACTTCTGGATCACTCGCATCAGATACTCCAATCAATCTTAGAATTGAAGTGTATGAGGCTGTGAGCATATCAGTTAAGTTAGCCAACTCATCCGAATCCTCAGTACTAATTCTCATTCTTTGTTTAAATGAACTGAGGTTAGTAGTGGCCCAAGTTTTAGCGTCAGCCATAAACTCCTCCTATTCTTCTTCGTCACCCTCCAATTTTTCAACAAAGCCAGGGAGCTTTTTTTCAAGCTCCTTGAACCTAGTTGCAGTTGCTTCAAAAATTTCGCCGACATCTCGACGCACATTTTCTTTTACATCATCAAAAACTGCATTTACTTTAAGTTTCATGAGCTACCTCTTATCCTTTAGGAACAGCGGCAATTGTAACAAGTGCTGAAGCATTGTTATCTTTTGGTTTGCCCCAGTAGAATGATTTAGTTGTATAAAGTTGAAGATCTTCAAGAGCAAGTGTTTGGTCAAATTCTTGCATTGTCATTTTTCCGCGATAAGCATTGTATCGATTTGCGACAAATACAATCCCTTTACCAACAGGAACTGCCATTGATTGAACCACAGCAATATTGAAAGGTAAGATATCAACCCATACTCCATTAGCATTCAAATATAAGAACATCGCAGTGAAATCATAGTAATCTTGAGGATTAACCAAAATTTTTGCTTGTCCAGCAATATTAAGTGGAACTCCCTTTGCACTAATTGATAATTTTTTCATGACTGGAGCAAGAATTTTTGCAGCCTGTTGAGAAACTTCTTTAGAACCGTCTAGGGTAGAAAGTTGAGAAAGGTCGGCAGATACTGTTTTGTCTCCATATGTAGTAGTTCCATTGACAACGGTAGCATCTTTAATCAAACCAACGGGTTTGTTATTACCATCTCCACTTACCAGCGCTGTTTCAAGAGCTACTGCAATAGATTCAGAGATTTGCAATACAATGAAAGTTTTAAGCCAATCGTAGCTATAATCAAGAGCATCCTTAGGAATTACAGCATATGCAGTAAGTTTGTTTTGAGAAAAATCATATTCCCCGAAGTTTTGGTTCAATTTCCCTTGGATATCTCCAGTGAATGTACCCCATACTGCCGTTCCACCTCCATAGATTCCATCGGAAGTAATTGCTTTTGTACGAAGTCCCATATCTTGGAAGTTAATTACATCAAGTAATGGGTGAGAGTAAGTTAGCTCATCAAAGACTTGATTGATAATTTCAAGAGGCAAGGTTTTTTCTACATTCCCAACACCAGAAGTAATATCGTTAAAGAATTTTGTTTCTTCTGCAGACATTACTTCAGCAGAACGAGATGACATTAGAGAGTTAATTTTTTCGTTTGTTTGATCAGCAAGTTTTTCAACAATTTCAGTGCCCATAACTTCCATAGACTGAGCAAATAATTTTTGTTGTTCTTTTTCATCGGCTCCGTTAGCAACTGCATCTGTATATTTTCCAACAGCTGCTGTGTAATTAGGTAATTTTGTGTAATCCATTATTAAATTCCTCCTAGGAAAAGTGGTTTAAATTTTTGATTTTTAAGTGGCTTTTCTGCCGAGTTATTAGATTTTTTCGCTACTGGTTCTTCACTTTCAAAAGAAATAAGTTGATCTAAACGATCTGTTATTCCTTGATATTGTTCTGAATCCAACTTGAATTCTTGCGAATTATTAGTTTCATTTTTAATTTGAGCCTTCATAAAGTTTTTGAGCTTGGCAATTTTATCGCTGGAGAAAGCCTGGTCCATTGATGCCATCATTTGAAGAGGTGTTTTTACTTCTTCGAATGATTTTTCATCTGCAATTCCTGCCTCTACTGCCTGATCTGCAGAATAATAAGTTTCTTCATCCATTGCTGCTTGCGCTTCTTCCAATGTACATCCCATTCTTTTAGCGTACATTTTAGCAATGCTAGAACTCATTTCTTTCAATACATCAGATTGTTTAGCCATATCGCGATAATCACCTTGATTAACTGACCAAACATTATGAATAACAATAGTCGCTGCCGGAGATACTGCAATGTGTTCAGCGGCCAACATAATGACACTAGCAATAGATGCGCAAAGCCCTGTTACCTCTGCAGTAATTTTTCCTTGGTAGTTCATCAATAAAGTATAGATTGAACTTCCTGTACGTACCGAACCCCCGCCTGAATCAATTGATAGTTTGATATCTTCACCGTTCGCTTCATCTAAAAATTCTTCAACTGACTTAGCGTTAATATTTTCTATTTCTAGAAGATCATAAAACCAAGAATCATCTGAGTCAATAACAGGCCCGTGTAAATTAAGAGTTTTCAATAGGTACTCCTTCCTTTTGATAATTTTTTGTCATAATGAATCTATCTCCATCAGGAATTGGAGGTAAATTAGAAGCCTCACGGACTTCATTTACTTTAACCACACCACTTGAACCAACTTTATCAATTGCATCAGCCCTATCAAGGATGTTAATTGTTTTAAATCCAGTCATTTGTAGGGTATTACCAACTGAATATCCTGATTTTTTAATTAAAATACTTGCAAATCCTTCTGATAATTTGTTTCCGAGTGGAATCACTGCGGATTCAATTGCTAAATCCAAGTTTTCAGAATTATTAGCAGTTTCTCCAAGCACTAGTGCCGGAGGAATTCCAAGCAACCCTGCTACTTCTCCAATAAAAACTTTTTTTAAAGACCAAAAGTCAGTAATCTGATTTTGAAGTGTTGCGGACTTGCTAGAAGAAATTTCATCATATGAAGACTTTGCTTTATCGTCTGCAGGAATAAAGACAATAGGATCATTCATCATTTTTTCGTATAAGGTTGTCGCATATTGTTGCTGTAATTTTATTCTTTCATTATCATCAATCTTACTAGTAACAGGAATGCTAATTTTTGCTCTAACTTGCCCTACACGGAGCTGATTAGCAATTAAGATTCCAAATAATTTCCCATAATCATCCCATAGACTATCAACATATTTTTTTATACCAATATTGTCATTATCTAAGTGAAAACAATCCACTCCTTGAATAAAGGTTCTATTAAAATATTTTTGAGCGTATGGTCCAGAATTAGGAGCATTAGAAACTTTGCTATTGGAGAAGTTAACTGTCACTCCCGTGTATGTGTTCCCGCCAAGCGAATAGTTTGTTACAAAATTATCAGCAATATAGAACTGATCACCATCCTGTATAACTAATAACTCACCATTTAACAGCTTTTTTATCATTGAAACTTTGAATTCACTAGCTGTTTGGTTAGGGTTCGGTCTCATATTTAAAGCATAATCAAATTTAGAATCTGTAATTGAGCTTTCGTTTTTAAATACAAATTTACCTTTAGAAACAGTTCTTGCTAAGTAAGAAACACAAGATTCTAAAGCAGCATTCTTAATACCAAGCGTGACTTGTGCATTAAATAATGCGTCATACCCAGTTAAATCGGTTGTACTTAATTTATCTTTTACAGATGACCAAATGTCTGAAAATAGTCCCACATTTTCTCCTTTCCGTACTTTTAATTCAAGTTTAATGGAAAAGTAGAGCGAAAAAGTAGCGTTTTTATAAATAAAAGGCTGCCCATTGGACAACCTGTAATAAAAATAGCCAGCGTAAACTGACTAATAAATAATTTAAATATTTTTCCATGCATCGGTATTAAGCAATGCAATCGAATAGCAAGATAGAGGCTCGAACTCTATAACTTCTATTAGCGAAGTCGTTCCTTGTCCTTGCTCGATGTCCTAACCCACTCAACATCATTACTCTTGTAATGTTTTTTCTTGCAACATCTGCCGTACTAGTATTATCGGATTTATATTGCAGAGGTCCTATAGCAAGTCAGGGAGTCGAACCCTGAGCGCCTACGTTTCCGTACCGTGCTTGCTACGCTGTAAGCCCTTGACTCCTAGAAAGTCCTATGGGTTAGTCAGCAAAGTCTATGACGAGATAGACAACAAATTAAATAAACCCGTTGTGAATATAACGACAATCACTGTACAGTCGCAAGTTACCAAGCTATTTTTATGGATTCAAACCAAGGGAATATTATTATCAACCCATTTATAGCAAGACGAGGAGTCGAACCTCGCAAAGATATTATGCCTAATATCTGCCAGTCACTTGCTACGCTGGTTTTATCGTCCAGCAACGTTAGAAGTATATCCAACCGAACTAATTGTTATTTGTTTGCTTTCGCTGATAACTTCATAAGTAAATTATCTAATATTTTTAGAATCAAAAAGTATCGTTTTATCCCATAAACCAACCCAAATTATCATAAAAATCTGTAGAATCTACTTCATTTAGTAAATCAGCCTTAAACATTGCTGCTTCAAAAGCTTTAAATCCATCTGTTTTTCGTCTAACATCTTCTTTTTTGATATATTCCACATTTCCATCTTTTTTCAAGTGTCGAAGCACGTTATTTGTGTACCACCGCATCATGTCATTATCACCAAAATTAATTTTTTGATTGGCGAAACTATCCTCGATTACGGTTGATAATTGCGCATCAATGGCTCTAAAGTTACGAATGACTTCCACACGATAACCAAGCGGTTCTTCAAATTTGCCATTCCAAGAGACTTCAAACCCAGCTTCTTCAAATTTAGGTTGTAAATACTCCCTCATTTTATAGCCATCTCCACAAATAGTTTGGAATTCATAACCTTCTTCATCACGCATACGAACAAACCAATCTACAACGTGTTGTGCATCCATTGACGGTTCATCTAATACTGTGAGCAATCCCTCATCTTCCCATTGTCTAATCGGGGCAAATCGTCGCTTGCCATTAACATTTTCATTTGGTTTTGAATAGCTATATATTCTATCGACAAATTCTTTACGAACAAATGAATGAGATTTGAAAACATAATCCCCATCAATCTTAAATAATGCACCAACTGCAATAAAGTCACGAGTAGAGGCAAAGTCAAATCCTCCAACCGCAGGTAGATTTCTTAATTCTGGAAACTCTTTTTTAGTTGCTTTTAATTCTTCGTATGTTGCCACGCTTCTTTCGATGTCAGTCACTGGGAAATTTTGGCGCTTAGTCATGAATTCATCTCGTCCGCTAGGATTTAATTCTAAGTCCTCATATTCCTCAAGAACTGTTTCAAAAAGTCCTTGCGCATACTCTGTCATTGGAAGTGAAAACATAGGACTCGATAATTCCCAAAGGGTAGGGTCATCAACCTGTTCTGCCTTATCCAATTTGCAAATAAATGGAAACATAGCATTCCATTTCGCTTCGCCTTTAAGGACTTTGAGTGCCATATCTTTCATCTGGTCAATGAATCCATCACGCACATAACCATCAGTTCCTATATAAAATTCACGGGGATTAGGTCGTTTACCTAGTCCAGAAATATGTACTTTTACATCTTTATTGCTTTCATATTGGTGGATTTCATCAAAGATAACTGCCCCATCTCGAAGTCCATCCTTAGTATTTCCATTTGAAGTTCTGAATTTAAAGAGCGATTTTGTCTGTAAATTCTTGATTTCAGATTTACGCGGCTTACCAAATAATTCTTCTAATTCTTCATGGTTCTCAATTGTATCGTGAACTTCATCAAAACTTGTTTTAGCTTGGTCCTCACTGTTGGCCACGATTGAAATATTATAGTTAGCGATTCCATGCATAGGGGTTGTTAGATAACTTCCTATTGCAGAAAGTAATCCATTTTTACCATTCCCCCTAGCAATCATGATTAATATTTTTCGATAGACATTCCGATGGTTTTCTGAAAAATATAAGAAAACAAAACTGATAATGAATTTTTGGAAATCTTCCAATTCAAAGAAATATTTTTCTGTATATCCAATACAATTCTCGATTTGTTCAACGTCAAAAAATACCTCGCCTGATTCGAGACGAGGCACTACCTCACGTTTAATATAATCAACAAGTAATTTTCGTTCATAGTTGAATTTGACCATTCCCGCATAATAACCGTCAATGTAATTTTGAACGTAATCGATCACTTCGTAAATTTACTCCAATCTTTTTCGCTACTATTTTTAGGTTTTGATGTTCGTTTTTCTTCAAAAAATTCATCTAACTTAATTAAGGCAGCATTTACTTTTACTTTTTCTGCAATTGCAGGGTGTGGTTTTTTTATCTCATTTTCACCAGAAGAAACCAGAATCATTACTCCTGCCTTGTCAATTGCTTTGCTTAAATTTTCAAAATTAGAAACTAAGCTGCAGTATCGGTACACTTTTTCTAATTCAGATGGCGAATTTTTATCAACAAGAGAGAGCAATTCTTGAAAAAGTGAGTCATTGGTTTTTTCGTTTTCAGTTTTGTCTTTTTTTTCAGTAATGTTTTCAGATATTTCATTCATGATTGATAAATAATAATTTATATCAGTGATTATTTCTTGTAAATCAACTTGCAAAACTTCAGCGATATCTATCCACATTTTTTTATTTTTAGGATTCCTCTTTCCCCTAGAGTATAAAGAAAGCTGGCTGTTATTTATTTTTATTTCTTTTGTTTCAAGCAACTTTTTCAAATCTGAAAAACTCAATTTTTTATCATCTAAGACTTTCTTCAATTGGTTATTTACCATTTTCAGCTCCTTTCTTAAAAAATAGCTTTATTTTTGGTTAAAAGACCCCAACCGGTCTGT